GAATTCATTATATAATATATTAGTATATAAAAAATGAATTAAAAATATATTCATGTATAAATCCATTATATTTTATTTATAAATATACCCTTAAAAATACTTTTTAATAAATATTTAAGTAATGCACTTTTAATAAAAGCCCAACTTCAAACAAATCAAACAATAGAGAATATTTATAGCAAGATTTATAATTTATTTGCTATAATCATAATCTATTGAAATAATTTTGTTTGAAATAATAATTTATTGAAATTATTTTCACGAGAAATACTTTTTCAATAAAAGAATATTACAAACAATGTTTATTTATGATTATAAAATATATTTGTTTGATTTTACTTTTAATTTACTTCTCGTGGTAAGGTATCAGGGTAAATTGTAATCATTTATACTTTTTTTTAAATTGAATTTAAAATTGTATTTTTATAATATTATAAAATATTATACATATAATATGGAAAATGTGATATTAAAACAAAAATAGAGTTTAATAAAATTCAGACACTTGGATAAAATTGCCATTTAAGATCATGACAAATACCTTTCCATATTTGGTCTTGTGTTCTAAGTTTTTGTCTAGATTTAAGTAAAGGGAAACATTTGATAAAATCATCAAGTTCCAAAAGTTGACATAATTTATGTAAAACATAAGAGTAAGACAAGAAGTTAATTCTATTAGATGGACAGTGTCTATCAAATGGTTCTTGTATTTGGTCAAACATTTTTTTTAATTTTTCTTCAGTTTCTCTGGAAATTGTTGGTGCTGGTTTTCCTGTTATTTGTGATTTAATAAATGGAATATGTTCATAATATTCATTTAATTTAAGTTTTTTTAATATTTTTTTAATACCAGAAAGGTCCATATTTTCTATATTTTTAATTCTTTGTTTTTTCAATTCTGTTTTAATTAAATTAATTATTTCTTCATCTATTTCAGTAGATTCTTTTGCTTGAAATTGACTTAACCCATTAAGTGGACTATACCTTAAGCCAGTATATTAACTAGCCCATAACCATCTAGTCTCTGAACCTTTTTCAAAATATACATTTTGAAACATGGCTGCGGATTGTTTCTACTTTATAACTTTTTACCATACCTTATGTTGTTATCATAAGCCATCATTATATTAGTTATTCTAAAATGATTTGGTATTATAAAGGTGCGAAATGTTCCCGCAATTTGGTTATGTCGCTTTAGATATTTAAAATTTCTAAAACTAGCAGATACTTGTATATCTACTTTTACGAGCAGTTATTAATAAAAATTCAATAAATAAAATCCACTCGCAAAAATGATTTTTTCGTTTATAAGGAAATGTTGGTTTTTCAATCATAGGGTCTTTATAATTTGATATTTCATTTTCAACAATACATTTTTCAACATCTCCACATGTTAAACAAACATATATTCCTTCAGAATAAATTAATGCTTTATTAACAGATGGTCCACAATTAAAGCATGGTTTATTAATTTTTTTTTGTGTAGGATATCCATCTAATAATATTTTATAATCCTCAAATAAACTCGCCCTATCATATTTAGAAGTTTCTTTAGTTGTAGTTATAATTGTAGAGCTATTATTATCAACATTAGTTGTTTTATTAGTTTTATCTGTATTATTACCTTCAAGATAGTCAAAAATATTATTATTATCTCGAATAAGTGTTTCAACATTTTTAACTCGTTTTTTTGTAGTTTTTTTTTCTTTTCGTTTTAATTTAGACATTTGATTTAGAATGTCTAATTTAGATGGTTCATTAGTTTTTTTGAAAATTTCGATACCATCTAAATCCCAATCATCTTTTTTAATTTCATTATTATTAATATTTTGTATAATTTCAATATCAGAGTGTAATTCTGAAATATTATTATTAGTAATTTTTGAATTAATATTAATGTCAATATCAGAAATTGGAAGTTCAAATTGAGAATTAATATTATTAATAGAATTATTATTAATATTATTTGTAGAAACAATTTTATGTCCATCAATAATATCATAATAATTAAATAAAATTTCATGAGTTTTTTCATAATATTCTAATTCATCTTCATAATTATCAATTTTTTCAATTTCTTCTGTCAATAAATAAATTTCATCAATTAGTTTTGTTCGAATATTTATGTAATCCTTAATATCTGAATTTTTAGAATCCAAAATTTTTAAATCACTTTTTAATTTTAATAAAGTTTTTTCTTTTTTTGGAACAGTTACTCTTTTTTTGTTAATTTCACTAATAATTTTTTTGTGAGAACTATCTAAAGTATCTATGGTGCTTAGATACTTTATTTTATCAGGCTTAAACTTGAATTGAGAACTCATATATATTAGAAATAATATAGGTTCTTTTAAATGAAAAAAATTTTTAATATAGAATAAAATATAAAATAATTATTTTTGAATTAAAAAAAAAATAATTTTTTTTTTTCTAAATCTATATTATATAATAATTATGGGCGGTGGCTTAATGCAATTAGTTGCTTATGGTGCACAAGATGTGTACTTGACTGGTAATCCTCAAATTACTTTTGAATAAAGAGTTGAAAAGCAATAGGCTTGTACTATATGGATATGTACAAGATAACCCCTTAAGTTGTCCATATCATTACTTAAACGCCCGAAAGTAATGATAAAACTATTGCTAGTTAAAGATAATTAAATATTATCTTTAGCGACACTATCAAAATGCTGGAAACCCCTAAAACTTCTATTACCAAGTTAGAGTAGAAATATTCTAATGGCTAAGAGTAAAAACTTGGATATGGTAATAATATAGAAGATGTAAACTAATTTATTAGTTTTAAATGGGCAATCAGCAGCCAAGTTCTAACTTATAAAGAAAAATTGAAATATATTTTGATTAATTATCAAAATATAAAAAAATAATAATTTATATTGATAAATGGGAATAATTTACTTATTAAAAAATAAAATAAATAATAAATGCTATATTGGTCAAACTATAAGAACATTTGAAAAAAGATGGTATGAACACTGTACAAGTACAGACAAATGTAGAATACTTAATAATACCATTACAAAATACTCACCAGAAAATTTTGAGACTTCAATAATAATTGAAGTAGAAAACGATAAATTGGACAATCTTGAAGTAGAATATATTAAACAATATAATTCTCTATATCCAAATGGATATAATATTCAAACTGGTGGTAATAAAGGTAAAAAACATTGTGAAGAAAGTCGAGAAAAAATGAGACAATCAAAATTAGGAGAAAAAAATCCCAATTTTGGAAAAGCGAGAACTGATGAAACCAAAGAAAAAATAAAACAATCCAAATTAGGAAAAAATCATCATTTTTACGGTAAAGAACTTACTTATGAACATAAATTAAATTTAAGTAAGGCTCATAAACATGACAACTTACCAATGTACATGGTATACTTAAAACCAAGACCAATTGTGTATCAGGATGAAGGATATGCAATATCAAATCATCCAAAAGGAAAAAATAAATTATTTACAAGTAAAAAAATTTCTCTTGAAGAAAAATATAAATTAGCATTTAACTATTTAAACAAGTTAAATTCTTTATAATATGAATGCAGTTCAACGACTAGATGGTAGTGGGTAAAATATATTTTTATAAAACCCAAATATAAATAAAAGAATATATTTTGCTTAAGGTATAGTCTAGCCCCCACTGGAAACTTTGGGGTACTAGCGTTTTCAAAGTAGTCTACAGACGTTATACAAACTTTGCTATTGAAACTGTAGAATTAACTCTTAATGGTACTGCCGATTTTGGCAAACGCGTTACTGTTACTATTACCCGTAATGGTGATTTAGTTACACGCATGTATTTACGTATTGAATTAGGACAAGTATCAATGAATGTCAATAACATGACTGAATTAGAACGATCCAAATATTTATTTGCTTGGGCTCGTGAAGTTGGTCACTTTATCATTGATTACATTCAATTTGAAATTGGTGGTTCTCAAATTGATAAACACTATGGTCACTGGATGGCTACATGGCATGACTTGACCAAGGATATTAACACTGAACCGGCATATGTTGCGTTAATTGGTAATGTTCCTGAATTGACTGCCTTACGATCACCAGACTCTCAAGGTAATTTTACTCAGAACTATATATTATTTGTTCCTCTTATCTTCTGGTGCAACACAAATACCGGTCTTGCTTTACCATTGATTGCTCTTCAATACCATGAAGTTCGTCTCTGGATACAATTTAACCAATTCCAAGATTTAATTGTTTACAGTAACAACTTAAACTTATCTAAATTAGGAAATGGTATTGGTGTCTTAAATGATGCTTCTCTTTTAGTTGATTATGTTTACATTGATACTGAAGAACGTCGTCGTTTTGCTCAAGTTGGTCATGAATACTTGATTAACCAACTTCAATACACTGGTGAAGAAGCAGTTGTCAACAATCCTCTCCGTGTTAAACTTGGTTTCAATCACCCCACCAAGGAATTAATTTGGGATATTAAATCTGGTGACTATATTAGCATGAATTCTCCATTCCTCTGTTACTCTAACACTGATGACTGGTCACTTGCTTTAGAATATGCTGCGGAAAACATTATTTCTGGCTCTGTCACTGTTGCAGATACATCTTTAATCCCTGTTCCTACCCCTGCTTCATTCCCTGAAGTCAATATTTCATCAGTAAACTATGATCAATGGAACACTGTTAACCCTGTTAACACCAATACCCGCAACTCATCTAAATTTGCGGTATTTACTTATCAAGCTGGTCAAGGTGTTGATGATTCAAATACTCCTTCTTATTATGCTAAGGAATTATTTGGACAATTCAACCCATCTGCAGATGCATCTAATGTTAACTTCAAGTTTAGACGCGATGTCTTAACTAATCCTGCTTTCCCCACTTACAATTTGGGTGATTATGTCACTAAATTTGCGGTTATCATTTACTACAATGTTGTTAACCAAGATGGAACTGGAAAATTAGGATCTTTGACATACCAAGTCAAACCATGGGAACAAGATGTCACAGTTCGTGATGTTTCAGTCCCTGTTGCTAATTGGACAGATAATCGTTATTCTGCCAAAGCATCAGGTAATGGATTTGCAGATATGGACATTTGGGCTAACTTACAAACTGTTACTGGTTTACTCATTAATAACAAATATAACCCTGTCAAGACTGGTCTTATCCAATTAAACGGTCATGATCGCTTTGACATGCGAGAAGGTGCATATTTCCACTTAATGCAAACTTATGATTATCACAGTTCTACACCATCAGATGGTGTTAATGTGTATTCTTTTAGTTTACACCCAGAACAACATCAACCAAGTGGTACATGCAACTTATCACGTATTGATAACACCACACTCATCTTACATTTATGGACTGATACCCCATATGCTGATCCTAGCAGAAATCCACCTGCACTCAGTATTGTTGGTCCCAGTTCCGAATGTTATATTTATGATACCAATTATAATGTATTGAGAATTATGTCAGGAATGGGCGGTTTGGCGTATTCGAACTAGTCAAAATTACAATATTTTTGTGACCAACATTATATTATATTTATTATTCGCATGTAATACATTTTATTATTGATATAATATTTTGTGACCAACATTATATTATATTTATTATATTTATTATTCGCATGTAATACATTTTATTATTGATATAATATTTTGTGACCAACATTATATTATATTTATTATATTTATTATATTTATTATTCGCATGTAATACATTTTTATTTAAATAAAATTAAAATATTTTTAAATAAATTATAAAAAATTATGTATATTGTTATTTATCTATATTCTTATTTTTTCTATATTCGGCAATTTCTAAAGCTCTCTTTTTTTTATATTCTTCATTTCCATATTTTTCTCTCAATTTTTCTCTTTGTTTTTGTTTTCTAATTTTTGCTTCTTCTTTAATTTGTTCTTTTGTTTTTTTATTTAGATGTTGTATTTTACAGTTGTCATTTTCTAAAATAACATCATTGTTTAAAATTTCTTCTTTATTATTGATATCATTGTTTAATTTGATATTTTTATTTTTTTCTCTATATTTTTGCATTTTTAATTTATTTTTTTCTCGTAAATTTTGTAATTCTTCATCTGTCATATTTATTTTTATTTCATTATATATTTTTTGATGATCTAATTTATCTTGACATATAAAACGAGTTTTTATTATATTATAATGTTCAAAATGCTTTTTTTTTATTTTTTTTAATTTTTCAATAAAATAATTCAAATCATATTTATTTTTCATATAATTACATTCTCCGCAACAAGGTGCAATATTTTCTTTTGTATAACCCTTTTCATTATCTATTCTATCGATACCATTATAATGTGTATCACTTTTTTCCTTACCACATATATAACATTTTTTATTTATTAATACATCAAAATACATTTTATCTATTTCAAAACTTAAATTTTTTTTGTTTGCTCTATTTGCATATTTTGTAAAAATAATGTTAATGTGATTTGCAAAACATTCTGGAAATATATTTCCATTGATATATCCCTGATATGTTAATATATGTTCTATTCTTTTTAAGAATACATTTACTGTTAAAGTTCCTTTCATAATATTACACATTTCACAACAACTTACACAATTATCTTTAATATATCCACCATCATAATCCATCTTATCAATACCATTTAGTCCTTTTTCTTGAAGTTGACCACAATAATAACATACTTGTTTTACTATTTCTTCAAAATCATCAAATGACAATTCAAAATTTAAATTTTTCATATTAGCATCCCTAATATAATTTTTATAATGTGTATTGATATTTTCCTTCTTTTTCTCATTTGATAGTTTAACTTTATCAGGGTTTTTATTTCTCCATTTTTCGATAGTTTCTGCATTGTTTTCTAAATACTTTTCTACTCCTAACTCTTCTATTTTGCGTCCTCTAAAATTTTGCCAATATAATGCATATTTATCATAATTCTCTTCTTTCCATTCTTTTTTAGATTTTTTGCGTTGTTCCCTATTATCTTTAATTCTTCCATGTATTCGACATATAATACAATTACTAACTTTTCTACTGTATTTATCAATAAAACAATGTTCTGGCATATTTTTTTTACATTTAGGATTCTTACACTGTGTTATATTATCAAATATATATAATTCGTCTTTTTTGATAGCATCCACATATCTAATAATTTTATTTATTTTATAATCATATTCCATAAAGTCTTCTGCATGTGGAAATTTTATATTTAAATTTTCAAAATTATCAATAATTTCTAAAATTAATTTTGTTGTATCTGTCATATATTCTGGAATAAAATAATGTTCTGATAGCGAATTAATTTTTTTATCTGTATTTAATTTGTATTGAACCGAAATATTAGATTTATATTCAATGTTTTTATTGTTATTTATACCTAATTCTTTTTCTAAATCCTTATTATTTTCAACTATAATAATATTATTTTTTTTGGGTTTATTTTCAAAAAATCCTAATTCTTTTTCTAAATCCTTATTATTTTCAACTATAATAATATTATTTTTTTTGGGTTTATTTTCAAAAAATCCTAATTCTTTTTCTAAATCCTTATTATTTTCAACTATAATAATATTATTTTTTTTGGGTTTATTTTCAAAAAAACCTAATTCTTTTTCTAACTCATCTAATTCATCTAATACATTCAAATTATTTAAATTATTGTTTATAATATAATTTTCTTGTTTGTTTCCTACTCTTACTTTTTCTCTACATTTTATACATCTTGAAAAAGTATCACTTTTATTCATTTGAGAATAACAACCTCTAATATAATTGGCACATACCTTTTTTCCAATTAATTCTGTTTCTTCTTTAAAATAATCTTTTTGATGTTTTCCACAATAATCATTATCTGTTGATTTTTCAAAATTACACTCATTTTTTTTACAAAAGACTTTTTCATTTTTATGTTTAATTCTACATATACTTCCTCGTTCCTTACATTTTTCACATTGTTTAGAATCCGGTAAATAATGCATTTTTTTACAACCAGAACATATAGTTAATTCATCTAACATTTTTTCAGAATAATCATTCATATATTGATGTAATTTGCAAAATTTACTTGTATCTAATTGATTATTTCTACAATTGTCATTATTTCTATCTTTTGCTAAACACTTTGTTGTCATTTTGTATAATATATATATAAATTATAATAATATTATGTATTTAATTCAATTTTTTAAACATTATAACCCTAAATATTATCATAATACATCATAAAATATTAAAGAAAATCTGATAAAATATGTAAAATATGTAAAATATATATCAAATGCTAATTTTTATATCATTGAAGTAATACTTATAAATCATTATGATATATAAAATTCATATAATAAAATTGTTATTCAAAAGAAGATTAATCGAAAGTTTAACACCAAGTAAAATATTATATTTGTTTCAAAATGTTATTACTTCTAATGAAATAAATAACACAGTATTTACTAATAATTTTTTAAATATACTTTCTTCAATCTACTTGGTAATTTCACATTGTCTAAACTTGTAATAATTTTTACCAAACATTAAATTATTGTTAAAAAATACACTACATTTTAAAATCTAATACAAATGTAAAAGTCTTAAATAATTTATAAAAATAAACTATAAAATATCCTAAAATTATAAATAAAGATGCAATTTGTAAAAATATATTAATATTTATTTTATTATCAAAAAACTACATTTATTTCTTTCTTTCTTGTATCACTATATCACAACCAAATGGTATTTTTGTAATATATTTTAAGAATTTTTCATCTTCAATAATAATTTTTTCAAGTGTCATTGGTAAATTAGTTATTTCTTTATTATATTTATCAAAATCATGAAAAAAAATATATACTTCTTCAATGTGTAAATGCAAATTATTAATTAAATTACAATGTGAAAATAATCTTATTTTTTTAATTGAATATGGTAATATATTATCTTTTATTTCTTGATTAAATTTAAAACCAAAAGTAAGCGTATGTAGTGATTTAGGTAATACATTCTCTTTTATTTCTTGGTTAAAAGAATAACCAAAAGTAATAGTATGTAGTGATTTAGGTAATACATTCTCTTTTATTTCTTTATCAAAATTAGAACCGAAACTAAGCGTATGTAGTGATTTTGGCAATACATTCTCTTTTATTTCTTGATTAAAACAATTACTAAAAGTAATAGAATGTAGTGAATTTGGTAATATATTCTCTTTTATTTCTTGATTAAACCGTAAACCAAATTCAAGAGTATGTAGTGAAACTGGTAATACATTCTCTTTTATTTCTTGATTAAACTCAAATCCGAGTATAAGAGTGTGTAGTGAATCTGGTAATATATTTTCTTTTATTTCTTGATTAAAATAATAACCAAGACTAAGAGTGTGTAGTGAATCTGGTAATACATTCTCTTTTATTTCTTGATTAAAACATAAACCAAAAGTAAGAGTATGTAGTGAATTTGGTAATACATTCTCTTTTATTTTTTTATTAAACATTGTACCTAAAGTAAGAGTATGTAGTGAACCAGGTAATACATTCTCTTTTATTTCTTTATTAAAATCATAACCTAAAGTAAGAGTATGTAGGGTTTTTGGTAATACATTCTCTTTTATTTCTTTATTAAAATCATAACCTAAAGTAAGAGTATGTAGGGTTTTTGGTAATACATTCTTTTTTATTTCTTGATTAAAATACCAATCAAAAATAAGAGTATGTAGTGAAACTGGTAATACATTCTCTTTTATTTTTTTATTAAAGATCATACCAAAAGTAAGAATGTGTAGTGATTTGGGTAATACATTCTTTTTTATTTCTTGATTAAAGTTTCTACCAAAAGTAAGAGTGTGTAGTGAATTGGGCAATACATTCTCTTTTATTTCTTGATTAAAGTTTATACCAAAAGTAAGTGTGTGTAGCGAACATGGTAATACATTCTCTTTTATTTTTTGATTAAATTTTGAATATTCATTATCATCATTATTAACATAATTTTTATAATTTTCATAAAATATTATAATTTCCGTATCATCAGGTATATCCTTTAATATATCATTAAATTCATATGGTATTGTTAAAGTTTTAGTTATATTATTATAATATTTTAACATCTTTATTATAAAGATTATTATATTATTTTTAATTATTCAATATTTATTCAATACATGTCAAATAAGAAAAACCTAAAAAAAGTATAAATGAATACTATATACTGTAATATATAAATATAAAAAATCTTAAAATTATATAAAAATCTAAAAACTGAATTAAGTAGCAGAATACCTTTATAAACTCCTGATTTAATGAAAGTTAAAATATTTTAATTAGCTTTCATTAATTACACCTTTAAAAATTTAAAATGCCGATTATTTTTTATAATTAGTCGTATGATATACTTTTAAAAGCCCAACTTCAAACAATTCAAACAATAGAGAATATTTATAGCAAGAATTAAAATTTATTTGCTATAACCATAATCTATTGGATATGTATATAAATGCGCATAAATTGTCAGGTAAAAAATCATTGTATAAAAATCTTTATTTTGCGTATATTGATTTTTACAATAATAGTTTATTATTCAATACATAATTTAATATTTGATACTAAACTATATAAAAATTTATTCAAATATTTTATATTAAATATCAGACTTCCGCCAATTCTTGGGTTTATTTCAAATATATAAATTTTATTATTACAAATCGTAAAATCAATACAAGAAAAACCCGAATAACCTAATTTTTTAAATATTTCAATAAAAATTCCATCATCACAAAATAATTCATTACAAACTTTATATTGTCTAATTAGTCCTTTATATATACAATTTTTATTTATATTTTTATAAAAATATATTTTATCTATTAAAGTATTATTCACAAATAAAAAATGACCTACATATATTACATCATGAATAATACATTCTGATACAACTATATTTTTATTTTTTGTAATTTCATTTATTATTTTTGTATTTTGAGATGCATATCCAAGTGTCGGTTTTTGAATCATTTTTTGTAAAGTAATTTTAGAGTCGTAAATTTCCTTATCATTAACATTAAAATATATAGTTTTTGGAATATATTCATTAAAATACTGCATCATAAATTTGGCAAATAATCCCTTATTATTTAAAATATTTACTATTGTAGTATCATTTGTAAATAATAATTCTTTAGAAGTATATCTTACAAAATCGTTTTGACAAATTGGAATTATTTTATAATCACTTGATTTATCTAAATCATGATAATTTTCAATGTATTTAACATAGAAATTATTATAAAGATGAAATTTCCAATTATCAAATGGAGCATTTATTATGTATAGTTTCATAATAATAAATACATACAAAAATATTTTTAAATTAAATATATTCATGATAGATACCAAATAATATAAATCATATTTATAATTATATAATCAATAAATGCAACCTTATAATGTAAAATATTTTATGTAGTATTTATAAAAATATATTATTTTTAAATAAAAACTGAACTAGTCATACATCCCTAAAAATATTTTTTTTTGCGGATTTGCAAATATATGAATAATTACTATTTTTTAGGTTATGTGATATACTTTTAATAAAAGCCCAACTTCAAACAATTCATCAATAGAATTAATTTATAGCAAGATTTATAATTTGTCTGCTATAATCATAATCTATTGAAATAATTTTGTTTGAATTACAAACTTAAAATTAGTTTCACGAGAAATACTCTTTCAATAAAAGTAAAAATCAAACAATGTTGATTTATGAATATAAAACATATTTGCCATTTTAAATATTATACCTTTATTGATTTGCTTCTCGTGGTCGGGCAATTGGGTAAATCGTAGGTGATTATACTTTTTTATAATTAGTCAAGTGATATACTTTTATTAAAAGCCCAACTTCAAACAATTCATCAATAGAATTTATTTATAGCAAGATTTAAAATTTATCTGCTATAATCATAATCTATTGAAATAATTTTGTTTGAATTACAAACTTAAAATTAGTTTCACGAGAAATACTCTTTCAATAAAAGTAAAAATCAAACAATGTTGATTTATGATTATAAAACATA